TGCAACCTGCTGAGATATTGCAGATGTTACAAAGTTTACCTCAAGCTGGCGGTGCTTCTCCTGAAGCAAAAGCAATGATGTCAGCACCAGCAATACCTGGTATGGCTCCAGAAGGACCTGCACCAGCCTTGCCAATGCCTCCACCGACAGGTGGCGGTGCAGTACCCCCTGGCGCTCCTGTTCCACCACCATTACCACCCCCCATGTAAAGGAAAATAATATGGATCTGTTTAAACCCCGTGGCGCTTCTGCTCCTCGCAACCCAACTGACAACAACCAAAAAAATGGTCAAATTATCAATACTCCTCGTTACTCAGAGTTTGGTGGTTTAACTGCTTCAAACAAAGCTGGCTCAAAAAACATGATGACAATGAGCAAGCCTGGCGATACTAAAAAAGTCATTTAACAATTGAGGGGCTAAAAAATGTCTTTAGAAGATCTAAGTTTTGAACAGCGTGACGAGTTAGCTTTGCTAATGAAGGATATGGCTGAGAATCCATCCACTCGCAAGGAAGTATTGCGTTTGACTAAGAAGCTCCGCCCTAATATGCCAATTCCTGAACTGGAGATTGAAGATTACACTGAAAAGAAAATCAACAATGCAGAAGAACGGGTAGCGCAGTTAGAAGCCAAGTTGCGTGAAAAAGATGCTATTGGTGAGCTTAAAATGCGTAGAGATAACTTGTACAAGAAGGGCTTAGCCCATTCTGAAGAAGATATACAAGAAATCGAAAAGCTGATGCTCAGCAAAGGAATGACCAATCACGAAACAGCAGCAGAGTATTTTGATTGGATGAAACAAGCTGCCGTGCCAACACCTTCAGGTTACAATCCAAACCCATTGAAAGGTTTTGACCTTTCTAAATTTTGGAAAGATCCAAAAGGTGCAGCACGCAATATGGCAGCAGAAGCATTAGGTGAGTTGCGTAAAAACACTCGCCCAATAGGGTATTAGTAGTAGAGGGGCTATTTTAATTTTTGTTTGGAGATAAACCATGCCTATAGGTGGCGGAATTCTTCCAGCGTCAGGTTCTTCGCAATACAATGAGTTGACTTATGTTACTCGTAGAGCGTTTATCCCCAAGCTGGTAGTACAACTTTATAACAGCACACCCCTGATGGCTGCGTTGATTGCTAACAGTCAACAAGCCTCTGGTGGTGTATCCCAAGTAACCGTTCCAGTTCAAGGCGCACAGTTTGTTAATGCCCAATGGTCTGACTATTCTGGTTCGTTTAACCAGCCGTCAGTTCAGCAAGGTGCTTACAATGCTGAGTTTAACCTTAAACTGATGATTGCTCCAGTACCGTTCCTCGGAATGGAAGGTGCAGTTCAGCAAGACTATGCCATTATTCCTCTCATTGAAGCACGCATGAATGATGCGACCAATGTGATGATGGATGCCATGGCTACTGCCCTGTATACCAATACTACGAACACTCAACAGTTTATTGGTTTGCCTGGTGCAATTGATGACGGTACTAACATGGTTACCTACGGTAACATCAATCGGACTACCTATACTTGGTGGAAATCGAAGGTGTATAACGCAGGTTCTGTGAACCCAACTCGTCAAAACATTCTCCAGTACATTTCAGGTACTGTAAAGAATGGCGCTGAAGTTCCTACTTTTGGCGTATGCGGATTTGGTACATGGACACTTTTAGCCCAAGATTATGTGGGTCAAGAGCAATATGTTATTACCCCAGGTAACGGTTTCGATTCAGATGCTAACGGTCCTTCAGCAGCTTTCCGTGCTTTGATGGTCGCTGGCGTTCCTGTTTATCCAGATCCTTACTGTCCAGAAGGTACGGTTTATTTCATTAACTCGAATTACTTGAGTCTTTACATTCACGATCAAGGTTCATTCGTATTTACTGGCTTTGAATCGACTCTCCCTAATTGGCAGATTGGTTATGTTGGCGCTGTCTTGATGATTGCCGAATTGGTAAGCGTTAAGCCGAAGTCAATGACCAGGGTATCTGGCTACAACTCTATTTCATTATAAGGAGAACTAGTCATGGCACTCGGTCTAAATAAGATTTTAGTAACAGGCACTTATGCAAATACTGCTGCTGCATACTACCAAGCAGTTTCCAACATTACCGTCACTACTGCTGGTAATGTGGTTCCTGCTGGTACTTACATGGCATTTAATACCGCCAATGTGGTAATTCAAGCTGTATCGAATTACAACGCTACTTCTAATGTGGCTACATTTTCGAATGTATACCCCGTTAACTCTGGTGGCGTTATTATCTCTGACGGTATTAATGTGCAACTATTGGCAACTACCAACACTTCAATGCAATTGATTACTGTCAATGGCGGTCAAGCGGTATCTAGTACCTACACTAGTTAAGGGGAAAAATAATGGCTAACCCCAATTCGGTAGGCGAGCTACGGCTTGATAGTTTTGGTAATGTCCGCATTGCTTTTGCTGAAGCTGTATCTTTATCTGCAACAGGTAATGCGGTGGCTAATTTGGCATTTGCAACAGGTGGTTTAACCAATGGTGGGGCAGTAGCTAATTCGGGTTCAGTGATTGTAAGAAAAATTGTAATCACTAGCCCAGTTGGTTCAGTTTCTTCAGGAAATGTGGGAATTTATACTAGCTCTGATGGTAGCGCTGCTAATTTGATTACTGCTAATACTGCTTTAACTGTACTGTCCGCAGCAGGTCGTTATCTTGATATTCCGATTACTGGCGCTTATGGCGCTAATACCGCAATCTCTGGATCTACGACTTCAGCATTATTTGTTAAAGTTAATACTGCTTCAGGCAATGCAAACACCGTCAACATTAATGTTTATGGTGATGTCATCAACTTCTAATGTCTAGTATATTTGTAACCAACCATTCCGACAAACCATTGAAAGATGGCTTTGCTGGAGTGGTTTATGATTTTTTACCTGGCACAACAGTTGAAGTTCCGATTGAAACTGCCAAGCATATTTTTGGTTACGAAGAACAAAACAAAGAAGTGTATCTGGCACGGTTAGGGTGGATAAAAACTTTCAACGATTTAGATACAGGTTTTGAAATCTTGTCTAAATGGGAGCTATCTACTGAACCTCCAAAAAAGAACCAATTGTTAGCCCCGTTGGTGGAAAGAGTACCTCTCCCTTCTTCAAAGAGGGGCGGGGGAAAAGTCCTACAGGCTGTAGCATGAACTATGGATACTAAAGTATGGCTACGCTTAATTCCTACATTACTGAAGTGCAGAGGTTATTGCATGACGCAAACGCTAACTTTTACAGCACCGCACAGTTAACCGATTACATTAATTCTGCACGGGAGCGAGTTGTCCGTGATACAGGGTGTCTTAGAACCATTCAAGTAACTCAAGTTCCTTGCGCTGTACCTGCTGGCAATACCATTAATAGTGCAACACCTGCTAATCCGACTCCTTGGGTAGCCGATACGGTGGTTGTCATTAATACTTTTGTATTTAGTAATATCTATATATATCAATACATTACAGGCGGAACTTCAGCTTCTACTCCACCTGCATACCCTGCTAGTGGCTACAATTACCCACCAAGCACAGCTTTTGCTGATGGCACAGCTACTTTGCAGTATGTCGGCAACACCGAAAATATTTTTTACGAGGCTTTGCCAGAAGGTTTAACTACCCTAGATATTGTCAACATTAATCTGTATTGGGGCAACTCTCGTATTCCAATGGATTACATGGCTTGGTCTAACTTTAATTCCACCATGAGGACTTGGCAAAACAATGTTAGCCGACCCATTGTTTTTAGTATTTATGGACAAGGCAATATTTATTTTGGTCCTGCTCCAGATCAAGTTTATACAATTGAACTAGATACGGTTATTTTGCCAACGGCTTTAGTGCAAACAGCGCCTACAGCAGTTGATCCGATTGCCGATCCCTATACTTCTGCGGTCAAGTTTTACGCAGCCTACCTTGCTAAGTTCTATGAGCAAAGCTATGGCGAATCAGAAATTTTTAAACAAGAGTATTTAAAACAAGCGAATTCAATTTTAAATAGTACCTTTACTCGTAGGATTCCAACCTCATTTAACTCAATGTAATTCATCATGGCTGCGGCAGAACAGAAAAAGTCGTATCAGGTCATTAAGCAGTTTAAAGGGCTTAATACCAAAGCAAACCGCACTGCCATTGGTGAGGATGAGTTTTCGTGGCTAGAAAATGCTCAACCTGTTGGTTTTGGCAACTTAAAGATTACCCCAACTCAAGCAGCAGTTCGAGATTCTAGCAACAATGCGGTGGTCTTTTCCAATACCGTAACCCATTTTGCCTCTGCCAGTTTGAATGTTACTGACTTTGTTTTAGCTTTTTTATCGGATGGTTCAGCCCAATATTTTAATATTACAACAGGCGTTAAGGGCAATGTTGCTGTAGCCAATACCTTTTCTAATGCAGGTATTCAGGTCAGCCAATACAACAATGACCACATCCTGATACTCGATCAGTCTAGGGGTTTATACCAATGGGATGGTAACAATACCACTAGCATTGGTTCCGTTGGCTTAGTAGCAATGACAAATTTTGGCTCTGGCTACAATACGGCTCCTTCAGTAACCATTTCAGGTCCAGATGAAGTTGGCGGTGTTCGGGCTGAAGCTGTTTGCGCTGTTACTGGTAATGCTGTTACTTATGTAACCTTAACTAATGCAGGATCGGGTTATACCAATGCCAGCAACCTTACTGTCACTTTTTCTGGTGGTGGTGGTAATAATGCCAGTGCTATTGCAGAGATTTTAACTTTTAGGCAAGGCACAGTAGCGACTGCGGTAGTCAATGGTGGCTCAGGTTATACCAATGGCACTACGCCTGTTACCTTTAGCGGTGGCGGTGGTACAGGTGCAGCAGCTACAGCGATCATTCGTAACAATGCGGTTTCCGTGGTGGTAATGACCAATTACGGTCAAAACTATACCAATAACGCCAACATTACTGCCACGATCTCGGCTGGTGGTTCTGGAGCTAATTTAGTTCCTGTTATCAACAACGAGCCTAATGTGGGAGTTTCCGCTTTTTCTGGCAGGGTCTGGGTTGCTTTTGGGCGTTCAGTAGCGTACTCTGCTGCGGGTTCTTATAGCGACTTTACCAGCGTATCGGCTGGCACAATCGTCATTACTGACTCTACTTTGCATGGCAATATTGAGCAAATTGTCGCTGCTAACAACTTCTTGTATGTTTTTGGCGATACCTCTATCAATGTGTTCTCTGATGTGCGGGTTACCACGGCTGGTACGACCTTGTTTACCAATACCAATGTGAGCGCATCGGTAGGCTCTAAGAATTCTTACGCCATATTTCCGTACTTTAGATCTGTGTTGTTTATGAACGATTATGGGGTCTACGCCCTTGTCGGATCGACCACTTCTAAGCTCTCAGATAGCCTAGATGG